GTACTGAGCACCATCGCAGTATTTTGAAAGCATCTTCTCGACCTTCGACGGATAACCTCCACCCATTTCTTTTGTCATCTTCTGCTGTAGTCCGAGAATGGAATCGACGTTTTGCCATCGTCCTGCGTGCTCGATGCTGGTAAAGACGCAGAGGCCAGCGCCGTCTCTTCCTCCGGTGTTTTTCATCTGCTGCGATCCGGGGAGATCGATCTGGATCTCTTCCGACCCATCGGGAGAAGTGCGTCCACCCTCGACGGAGCTCGCCTCGATCTGAGAAAATAACAGGAGGTAAAGGAAGAGGTTCATCATGGGCCTTTCGGGTTAAGCCTGGGCGTCAAAGTGTTGTTTAAGTAGTCGCTTAAGCTGCTTGATTTTCACTTCCACTTCTGATCCTTCTGGGAAGAAGTCGGCATCATTAATCATTTTCTTTTTGGTGCGATTGATGAAGGTCACATTAAAGCCTGTGATGTTTTCACTGGTGGTCATTTCAGTAATAAGTATTTCCATGATCGTTCCTATGTTTTGATGATGTAATTTAAAACCACAACAGGAGGAATAACAGCGTGTCGGCCACCGCCACCATTTGCTGGAATTGTGTGCGAGTGGTCGCCTTGCGTGCTTAATGTTAGCCCTGCTAGTGGGTGCCCTGCCCAAACTGAGCCTGGGTAGGGGTCGTACCTATTACCGCCACTTCCCATGTAAGTTAAAACTTCTTTTGATAAAGTATGCGTATGGCTACCAGCGTTTCCAGTCGCCCCATTATGACTATGACTTGGCATTTCTGAAGTGGTCAACAGATGCGTTTCTTCCCCTAACCACTGGCCCCTAGTCCTAGCTGTTTGTGCGGTTCCACTCGGTGCGCCTGTGCCTGATGCGTTCTGCCCACTACCTGTGCCAGCACCCATCGGGAGCCTGCCCCTGAGATCTGGCAGGTTAAAACTTAACCCTGCTGCCCCTGTGTAGGCAGATCCACCATAGGTGTTAGATAACACTGCATGAAGTGCGAGATAAGTTGAACTACTGACGCTACTGCCATCGCATAACAGATACCCAGTAGGTGCCGTTGCGCCTGCATAGGGCATGAGTGCGCCAGTTGGTAGAGTCGTTCCTGACGAGACTGTTCCCCACGAGGTATCTGTTCCGTTCGTCGTTAAATATTTCCCGCTGTTGCTCGTCTGAGATGGAAGAATCGCATTCGCTGCTGCGTTCGCAGATGTCGCTCCAGTTCCTCCGGAGGCGACGGCGAGCGTTCCGGTGTGATCGCTGCGTGATAAAGATGAGACTAAAACATTTGCGTTCCCGGCAGCGTTCCCGATCCATATTTTCCCATCAGTCGCATTAATGCCGATCTCTCCACTTGTAAGCGATGGAGTGTTCGTCGTTGTGTAACTGCGTTTTGGCTTAATCGGATTAGCCACTAAAACGTACCCCCATCGACGGTGCTGCTTGAGGAAAGATAATCAGTTCCCGCAGTCGCTGCGGTGAGAGATGAACCAGACTTTTTAAAGATCGCTCCGTCGCTCGCTGCGGAAAGATCGCCACCAGTACCACCTTTCGAAAGCCCGATCGCCGTGGCGCTCCATGTTCCCGAGGTCACTGTGCCGAGGGTCGTGATAGAAGACTGCCCCACCCACGTCGACTTGATCGTCAGGTTTCCTGATCCATCGGTCGTGATACTGGTTCCATCAGTTCCGACATTCAGAGTCGTTCCCGAAAAGCTCAGCGCAGTTCCTGCGGTGATTGTTCCGGAGGAAGAAAACATCGTGAAAGTTAAAGACGTCGAGCCTAGGGTGATCGGGTTCGCTGTCGTTAAAACGTAACCTCGACCGCCGTTCGTCGTTCCCTCTTCTACGAAAGTAAAAGATCCCGAATTAAACTCGGTGCTGGTGTCGCTGTCGGAGCTCCGCGTCCATGATCCTGCTGCGACGTCATATATGCCGTTATTTGCTCCGGTCGTTTGATTCTTAACTAGAACTCGATCGCCTGCAATAACTGCGACGCCGTCGATCGTCTGCGTTCCTGAGAGCGTAATATTAGCAGTCGTAGAAACTCGGCAGGAGGCTTTGACATCGAGGCCGCTTCGAGCTGCGTCGACGTAAGCTTTTGTTGCTGCGTCCTGCGCGGAGGTCGGGTCGGAAAGATTCGTAATTTTGTTAGAGTTCATTGACACAGCAGAAGTCGGAACTGCGAACTCATCGAGCCTCTTTCCGGTCACATAACTGCTGATTCCAGTTCCAGAGACGGAACCAGTGAGAACGACCGCGCTCGTGAAAGTGTTCGTCGTTCCGCTCCAAGTCTGCGTTCCTGTGAGCGATCCTGTCATCCCTGGGCCGAATGCTGCGACCACACTCGAAGCCACTCCTGAGCCTGAATCGCCGTACCCATAATAAGCAGTCCATGCGGTTGAACCGCCCACCTCATTTATTGCGATTTCTCCATTCGATAACGAGGCAGGAGCTCCGGAAGATCCCGAGGATGCTCGTCGCTTTAATCTGATAGTATTCGCCATGATTTAAATTTCCTTAAAAGTTTCCACCATCGATCTGATTCGTGTTAGTCCAGGTCGAAAGACCGCTTGAGAATTTTAATAAGTCGCCATCCGCAGGGCTTATCGTGAGGACATCCGTCAGGTCGTCGAGATAGGCAGGAGCTCCTCCGGGGTCGCCCTTCGCTCCCGGTTCTCCCTGTTTCCCGGTAAATCCGCGACCATCAAAAACAGTAATCGTCGAGCTCGTTTCAGCGATCTCGATCACTGGTGTCGTGTCATTAATCGTCACCGCTGCGGATGGGTTCGAAATCGTGATCGTGTTTGCGACTTGCGAAACTGTGACAAGACCAGTATCGTCGGTGACTACTAATAAATCAGGCACGCGTTACCTCCGCTTTCACTGTGAAACTACCTTCGATGAGTCTGATCACCACCCCATCGTTATAGAGCTCGAGGTCGTAAACATATTTTCCCGGAGTCATCGCCTCCATCGTGCTCGCATCGACATCGATGTCGATCGTTCCAGCAGCTCCTCCGAGCGTGATTCTGCCGTTCTCAGTGGTAGCTGTGAGCAGAACTGTCGCACTAGCTGCGGTCGGTCGCACTTGCATCGCCGCTGTGTAGCCTGTGAGATCCGTTGCGACATCATTAGAGTCGGTGTAAAGGATAGTGCGCTGGAGGGTTGCGCCCTGTTCCGCGAGGAAATTGTATAAGCCTGCTGGCATCTCATGACCTCCCAAAAAAAGAATATTATCGAGAGTAACTCTGTTCCGTTCTGATGGCAAATCGCTCGCACTTACGCGTAATTAGGCGTATGGCCCCACCCTGCCACGGTGAAAGACTCATCAAGGGTAATGCCGTAACGATCTGCAATCTTTTGATACTCTTCACGGGGTGCGGAGCAATGCCAGACGATACCCGGATCACGTACTGTGTGTCGTTCTTGGAACAGGTCCCACCTATGAAAGTCGGTCTCGATCATCTGCATCGCCTGCATCACCACCGATTCTGCTGCGATCCTCTGCGTAGGGCGTGGCCTCATATGGAGCAGCGCATCTTGCCTATGCCATTTGTTGACATCGAATAGGATCGCCTCGGTGCGCAGCGGTAGTCGGTGCGGGCCCTCGAAACAGGACTGGCACCCGGTCGCAAACCCGCTCGCTAAAAGCTTCTCTGCGCTATCATCGAGCCAGCAAGGAATGTCGATAAGAAGCCTCTGCGATAGCTTACACACCACATCGAGCCCGTGCATCTTGCCCCACTGAATCCCTAAGTAGTAGCAAGCGAGATCGCCCCCCACATGGCCGAGCCGATCGGGTGAGCACCAGAGTGCGACATTGTTATCTTGCACGATCTTGAGCAACAGGGTGAAGTGCGAGTCGTAGTCGGGGAAGTCCATACACCCAGGGGAGCAATCATCGGAAACTAGGATCGGGGTGTCTGCGCCGTTACACTCGCGGATCAGTTTGATCTGGGTCTCGATGAGGCGGGGGTAATTATAACTCCCAAGGATCACACCTGTGCGCATGGTGTATCCTCCTCGTACTCAGAGCAGTGTAAGCATGATCGCACTGTGTCAGGGCTCG